AAATAGTATTAAAAAATATTTTTTAAATTATTTTTTTATTTGATAAAAAGTATTATATTTGTAAGGTGAATAAAGAATGTGTACCATATAAAGAGAAGCATTAGCTTTAAAAGAATTAGGCTTTGATGAACATTGTTTAATGTTTTATAGATGTAAAAATAAAGAATTAGCATATTGTAAAGATTATGAAAGATTTAAAAATTATTCATCGGTGGTATGAATTTAAAATTTAATACTTATGAAGAAGCTGAATTAGTATGTTTACAAAAACTAATTGAAATAGTAAAAATAATGGATTTTAATACATATACACTTACAATGGTAAATCAAAATAGACGACAAATATCTTATTTTGCATTTTTACCTATTACAATAAATAAAGAAACAAAATGGCTTTGCCGTGTAATTATACTACAAAAATATACACCATTATTTGGTTGGTTAAATATAAAATTTTTAAATGAAAAGTTGTAAAGGTTGTCCAATAAATATAACAACAGAACATGGATTACAAGCTGATGCTTCTGGGTGTTTACCATGTTATAGTGATATTTTAAAATGGTATAAAGAAACAGGTAAATTATGGTCTTGTCATGAAAACAATAAAAAGATTTGTACAGGTTTTTTAATTAGAGCAAAAGCTAATAACGAAAGTATAATAATAAATAAAAATTTGCCTTTAATAACAGAAGAAACAACATTAGAACAAATTTATAATAATGAGTGATATACAAATAATAACAGAAGAAGCTTTTAAAAGATTTCCTAGATTAATAAATGATCCTTATAATCCTTTAGAAGATGATAATGCTGAAGAAAGAGAAATTTGGCTTGAAGGAGTAGAATTTGGATTAAACATAAACTTAAACTTAAACTTAAATAAAAACAAAAATTAAAAATGAACGCAATAATAATTGGAATTTCTATATTTATAACATTTATAGGATATGGTATAATGCTAGATTTAATTATAAATAATGGATATGGATTATCTAATATTTTATATAAATCTGTACAAAAAAATAATACAGAATTAATTAGAGAATTAACAGATGAATTAAATTCATATTATGATGAATTTGAATATGAATTAACAGATGACCAAAAGATAGTTTTAGAATTAAAAATAGCAAATACAAAAGAAGTATTAAAAGGTTTATTATCATGATGAAAGATAAACTAATAGAATTCAATACTGCTGTATTATTAAAAAATAAAAAATTTGATATTTATGTTAATAATAGTTTTACACTTTTTTTAAAAACTAATAAGTCAGATAATCCTAGTTTTGCTACAAAAAAAGGTGAAATAGAAGAAGACTCTGATTATTTTAAAAACGATGCAGTAGGCGATCATTCTAATAAAAATTATACACGTTATGCAAGACCAACACAAAGTTTATTACAAGCTTGGTTGAGAGAAGTACATAAAATAATAATTTTTATAGAGCCTTTATTAGTTTCAGCAATTAATAAAGAAGGTATAAGATTTAGTTATTATATAACTGATTATGTACAAATTATAAAAGAAAGTGATAATTTATTAGGCTATTTAACTTATGAAGAAGCTTTAGAAACTGCTTTAATACAAGGATTAAATTTAATTAAATAAAATATAATGGAAATAGAAATAACAAACGAATATAAACTTTTAAACAAATTAAAATGTTTAAATTTTAAATTTGATCAAAACGAATCAATACAAACTATAGCATTAAAAGTGATATATCATTGTAAACAATATTATTATTGTAATATAAGTTTACTTTATAAAAAAGAATTAGGATACTTATTAAATGTAATTCATAAAAAAGATATTAAAATAGTATATTCTAGAACTCTTAAACAAGAGTGCCCTGATGTAGAAACCGCAATATTTTTATTAGATTATTTAATGAAATATGATATACTGCGTATAGAATATACAGATTTAACTACAGAAGAATATTATTATAATAATATAATAAAACATCTTAAAGAATTTGAAACAGTATATTCATTAATAGATAAATATAAAATAAAAAATAAAACAATGAAAAAAATAACATCAGGAACAGTTTTAAATTTAAAAGAAAATAATTTAACAATTTTAGAAGATTTATCAGTAAATACTATTATAAATGGTATGTATGTAAAAATAGGTACAATTAATACTGATTTCAAATATTGGACATGGTCTAATATAACTATTAATGATATTAAAGAAATAGAATATTTTAGTGTCGTAAATAACGATAAGTCGTTTAATTTTATAGCTAAAAAAGTTATGAATAAATTAGAAGAATTTAATACATTATCTGATTTAGATAAAATTAAAATATTAGGTGAATAATTATTTTTTAAATTACGAAATATGTAAACAATTAAAAGAATTAAAATTCGATGGTAATTGTATAGCATATTATAGAGACTTAGATTGGGTAGGTAAATTACCTCATAGAACATCACATGTACATATTGGACCAATTATTTATTCGCCTTTACAAATAGCAAATCATAATTTATTAATAAGTAGAGTATCAATTCCAATTTATCAACAAGTATTAGATTGGTTTGAAACACATTATAATATTCTAATAAAAGTAAATTATTTGAGAGATGTAAACGAATGGTATTATGTTATAGAAATTAAATCTACAGGCTATCATTTAAATAACTATTTAGAGAATAAAACATCAAATAAAACCGCATGTTATATTAATTCTATAATAGAATGTATAGACATAATTAAAAAGAAATGATTAATACATATGATTTTTGTAAATCATCTTTAAGATTTACAGATGATGAAATAAATAAAAACGAAAAAATTAGCCGTCAAGAAATGGATAAAAATAAAATTTTAAAGTATTTAAAAGATACATATAAACCAGGGACTATATTTATAGACTTAGTTAATAACGTAAAATTTGAAGTTGATAATAATGCTATTATAAATGATTATTCAAATCAATATAAGCATTATTTTTATATTAGTGTAAAACCTAAAATAGGGTATACTAATAAAACTGCACGCGTTTTTGAACTTATAGATAATAAAGAAGTATATGCAGAAATTGTAAAATTTAAAGCACACTTTGATTTAAGTTTAATACAAAACCCTCTAATGCCAATAGCTACAAAATCAGCATTAGCAACAATACAAGAAACAGAAGTGCAGTCATTACAAATGATAGGTAGACAAAAAAGAGATAGTAATACTGTAATTAATATTATAGATATATCTCAATTGAACACTATTTATCATATTAAAATGTTAAGTACTATTAAAATTCCATTACTAAGTAATAAAATAAATAAGCAAAATAATTTAAACAACATAAAAATAATTAATAAAAAATAAAATGAAAGTAGCAAAAACAGAAATATTAAGCAATTTTAAAAAAGTATTTACATCATATGGTAAAACATCTCCAAGTGAGGCTGAAAATGTATATGAAGAAATTATATCTTTATTAAAATTTAATTTATTAAATTTAGAAGCTGAAGAAATTAAATTAAATCAAAAAGTTAATTCTTGTGAAAAAAAATTAGAAGGCGCTAGAGTAAATTACGGTTTACCATTAGAAGAGAATTCTAATTATGTAATTAATTTAATTAATGCTAAAAATAATTTAACTATAGCAGAAAATAATTTAAAAGAAAATTCTGATAAATTAGATTTTTTAAGATCTGAATTAAGTTATTTTCATACAAAATAAAAATATATTTTTTATTGTCATTTAAAAGTATTATCTTTGCTTCATGAATAAAACATTAAAAAGTTACGCTAATAAAGTTATTGCAAATACTGATGCAAATAACACATTATTATTAAGTGAATATTCTTCATTAGATAAAAATCATATTGAGCTATTACAAAATTTTGGTTGGGATAATGAATTAAAAAAAGATCAAGAAAAAATTAATATTGCAGCAGAAATTGCTGAGTCTAAAAAAACTTATAACGATATTATACCTTATGAAGAATTAGCAAAAATTGCTATAAAATTAGGTTATGTTATTATCAAATATACAGATTATAAAGGACCTGTTAGTAAAGAATTGTCTAACAACATTATTGAATTATTAGCATTAAAAGATTTAAGTGTTAAACAGACATCAGCGTTAAATAGATTATATTTAATGTGTCCATTTAAATACACGTTAGATAGTGCTAATAGAAAAGAAAAAAATCCTGATAATGTTGTATTATTATATGAAGAAACATCTAAAGATATTTATGAAGGACAAGATAATTATCAAAAATATAGAACCATGTCTATTCATGGCGAAATTGGTACAACTAACATATTTAAATTAACATCTAATTTATTATATAAATTTGCTATGAATAATGCCAGAATTTTTAACTTTATAGAGTATACAAAAAAATATTCATTTATATTTGCTATTATAGGTGTAATATTTAATATTATAATGTATTTTATTAATATTAAATGTGACCTATCAATAGTTTTAGCATATGCTATAATTTTTTTATTTATTATATTTAATTTATTAAGTATTATAGCTACATTTATTACAGATTTTGATAACGATTATACTTTTTTACATAAATATTATGAAAATTATGACGATATAAGTATGACTAATGGCGATCATGAAGCTATTAGAAGTGGTTTAAAATATTATACTAACTTTGTAATTAATAAAATGCATATAGATATACCTTTATGGAAAATGAAATTAAATCAATTAATATTTAGAATTATAGTTTTAGTTATTTTAAATATTACTTACACAAATTTTGTTTTATTACCATTTAAAACGTATAATAATGGTAAAATAATTATAATCGATAATCGTCAATTTAAAATAGATGGTAATACTCTTTATACAATACATTTAAAATAAAAAATAATATGAAAAAAACAATAGCAATAATCTTGTTACTTTTAGTAACAACTGTGCTTAAAGCACAAGATACGTCAATGTTGACGTATACAAAGGTCTATAACGACTTAAAATCATTAACAGTACATTCTACATCTAGAGTAGACTCTGTGTTAACAGAAGCAACTAGAATAGTTAAATCAGGAGCAGAAAGTACATGGACTATTTTAGTAAATCAACAAAGAGTAATAGGATATACATATGGTATTTTATTAATATTAAGTTTGTTTACTATTTATTTATTACTTAGATATTTAAAAACATTTGTATCTATTTATAAATTAAATGATATAGAAAATATTAATAAGTCATTAGGTTTATGTATATTATCTATGTTATTAATAATTGTTTTAGTTTTATTTAATGCATCGCATGTTATGACTATAACAACAGGTATTTTTAATCCAGAATATGGTGCATTACAACAATTATATTCTATAGCAGTAAAATAATGAGTAAAGCAGGTGTTATAATACAAAAGGGCGTAGTAATAGAAGCTCTACCTAATACATTATTTAAAGTTGTATTAGAAAACGATATTGAATTATTATGTCATTTATCAGGTAAAATGCGTATGAATAATATTAAAGTATTAACTGATGATAAAGTTGAAGTAGAAATAAGTCCATATGACTTAACTAAAGGAAGAATATTTAGAAGAAATAAATAATAAAAAAAAGGAGATAAATTAATTTATCTCCTTTTTTTATTTTAATTTTGGTTTTTTTAGTTTAGGTGCATTTATATTTTGCTGTTTAGCTATTTCATCTTGTTGCGCTTTTTCTTGAGTAGCTCTTTGTTTATTTTTTTTATTTAAAATTTCTATATAAGTTTGAAATTCCCAATAATCCCAAGTATCAATAGTTGTAGACTGTTGATTAGCCTGCATCATAAATTCTAGTTTATTTTCTAGTAAATTCTCTAAATGCGTTTGGAATAATGAAAATAGATGATGCTCCTCCGGGAAACGTGAATTCGGTATGGACCTCTTTTCCACAAGAACATTTTTTTACTAATTCTGAAATTCCTAATGTTGACATATCAATAGCGTCATTAATAAACATAAATTCATCATCATCAATATTTTCAAAATCATTTTGTATTTCAGTTAATGTTTTAATATCTAATGTATCTGTCCATTCTATTGTCCATGGTATAATTTTCATTAATGGAATATTAGGTTCTATTTGTTTAAGTGATTGGTCTAAAATAAAATTATAAACATCTATTTGCATACCAATTTTAGATGGTGCTATATGAATATCTTTTGTAATAAATGGTAATTTATATGTTTTTGTTGTTTTATCAAAACACGCTTCAATATCAGGATTTTGTTCTGCAAATTTAAAATGTTGAGGTGTATATTCTATTTTTATATCTAAACCACATGAACATTTAGCGTCTTTAGATAATACTTTTTTATCTTTTCTAGTTAATCTTGAAATTAATATAATTAGTGATAATCTATCTATTTCAAATAGATGCATATAATTATATGTTTCATTTGCATGATTTACTATTCTAACATTTTTTTCTAATAAAGCATTCATTTTACGTGATACATCCATTCTATTTGAATTATCAACAACTGAATATGCTTGAATTTCTTTTACTGTTGCTGCTCTAATATAAATACGTGTACCTTCTGGATAAAATTTCGCACAAGGTAAATGTTCTAAAGGTATTTGTTGATATTTTTCATCATCAAAAGTATCAATTGATGTTACTTTTTTCCTAACAGTATTTGTTTCACCTTCTAAAGTTTGTTTTTTAGATGAGTTATCACTAATGTATGACATTAGTATGTCTTCTTTTTTTTCCATAAATTATATAGTTATTAGAACATATTCCCTGTAAATAAAAAAAGCATAATATAAATATTATGCTTTTTAATTTATTAAAGATCTATTGATAAATATATTTCATTTGACCTACGCCAAATATTTTGTAATATCCTCTATCAGCCATTATTTCTTCTTCAGTTTTATTTTTATCATAACCTTGTTCAACTAAAATATGTTTAGCATATTTATATCTATGTTCTTTTAAACCATTTATTAAATAATGGTAATCTACTGTAGTAGAAATATATTTAAATTTTAATGATTCATAAATACTTCCTGTAAAATAAGATAAATCACAATATGAAATTATTTCATTATAACTATTACTATTTATAAAAAAATTAAATAATTTTGATCCTCCACCAATAATTGTGTAGTTTAATTTATTTGCAAATCGTAATAATTCATAGTCATTAATATTACTTTTATTATTTTTATTCATAAATATTCTTTTATTACCAAAACTCATAATAGATATTAGTTCATTATTATAAAATAAACCATAACATATTTTAGATTTAACATAACCTTGTAAATGATTTTTATTTAAAAATTCTTTTTCTATATTCGAATCTATTTGTTTTAATACAGTTTTTCTACCATAAATTAATGTTGTTATATTTAATGATTTATTAATTATATCTTTTATTATTTCTTGTTTATATAACCAATCATCTTCCCAAATATTTATTAATCTAATATTTTTATTTTTACATAATTTATATTTATATTCATGATAACTTTTATCTCTATATAAAGAAGAGTGCCATATTAAACCATTAACTTCAAACCCTATATTTAAATCAGGTAAATAAATATCTAAAGACATTTTAGAATTTTCATCAAATTTATATTGTGTTAATATTTCTTTATTATAAATTGTTTTAATATAATTTAAAACATCTAATTCTAAATATGATGAGTGATTGTAAATAGGATCACAAATAGTGCATACATTTCTATTTTTATTAATACGTAAATGTAATAATTGTCTATTAATATTAAATTGGTGATCACATATATTATGTTTAAATTCTATGTCATAATTGTCTGTATATTTTATTAATGTTAAATCTTTTAAATCTGATAAATTAATAATAGTTTTATTTAAAAATGTTTGGATCTTTTTATCTATTACAGATTTAACATTAGAAACATTACTTACACCGTATTTATCAAATACACCTTTATTTAATTTATCCCTATTTTTATTAATATTATTTCTATTATTTTCTTTAGAAATATTTGTTTGCATGTAATATTCTGTACCATAGTTTTTAATACATGTTTCTTTTTTCTTTTCTTTTATTGATTGTAATTGAGAGATATTTTCTACACCATATTTTTCTAAAGTTGTAGCTTTCATTTTATCTTGTACATCTTTATTTAAAGTACTATGTTTTACACCATATTTTTTTAAATATGTTTCTTGCTGTTTTAATTGTAATATTGGATCATTTTTGGCACATTTATTACTACAATAATCTCTATATCCTTGTATTGTATTAATTAATGTAGTTGTGTTTTTATTGCAATATAAGCATAATTTTTTTTCTGTTATTTCATTAATGAATAAATAAAGTTTTTCTTTAAATACCATATTTTCTAAATTAAAAAAGAGAGATAACTCAGATTCTATCATATTAATAATTTCAATATGATAGAATCTAAGCCATCTCTCTAAAATTGTTTTATTTAAAGATTTTAAATAAGTTATTGTTTCTTGTTTTGTCATAAATATAGATTATACGTAAATTTTATACATATAATCTATATATTATAAATTATTGATCAATATATAAGTCTTCAAAGAAATCAGAAACAAACTTAGCTTCATAATCTGTTAATATTTCAGCAGGATTTTCCCAAGCTAAATCTATTGAAGCTGAACCGATTATTTGTACATTTTTATAAGTAACACGTCTAATAACTTTACCTTTTTTATTATGTTGATTTACAATAATAGTACCTACAATTTCTCTTTTTGTATGAGTTGTACCATCTTGTGAATTCCATACTAAATCATACCAAGCTTTAAGCATATTGAAAATATATACACGACCTTTATCATCCTCATTTAAATTGAATTTAATAGATAAATCTTGTATATGAGTTACTTTAGGTAAAGTAACAAATGCTCTAGTAGAGTATTTGAAACGTTGTGATATAACTTCTATATCTGGTGTTAATGGTAAATTAACAGCATTAGCATTTTCTAAAGCTAAACGAACATCAGTTGCAGATCTACCTAAAATAGGTGGAAAGTCAAAAGTTATTTCAAATAGAGCTTTATATACTGGCTCCCAATTCTCGTTATGGGATAAAACGTTTGTGAAAAATGGTATCATAATTTAATTATATATTATATTTTTTTAATTGATTATATAGTTTGCGCCCCTGTTGGATTAAAACCTGAAGAATTAATACTATTTGTTTTTTCTATAGAAATAATACCAACAACAACACCCATACCTTTTACTATCTCTACATAAGTTTGTAATAAACCCATTGCATTATCGATAATTTCGGCTGTGTTATTAGTTTCATCAATAACATTATAGAAAGCATATAATGCGTTTCTGTCTTGATATTTTTGCAATAATATATCAGCTTTACGTTTTATTTCTGTTCTAATACCAGTAGTATTGAATTTGTGTTTATATGGTAATAATAAATTATATAACTCATTTTCAATTTCAATTAAAACTTCACGAGAGTGTAAATATGATAAAGAACTTTGAATATCTCTTTGAGCTGTAAATTCATTATCTAATGAAAACACATTATTTCTATTAATAATAATAGGATTAGCTTTCATTTCAAATAACGACTCTAATTCTTTATTATTAAAATCATATTCAACATCAGCTATACCGTAAACAACACCATCTTCTGTACCAGCTGCAATAGTATAAGGATACTTACCACCAATATTTGTTGTATTTTTTCTCATATAAGTATTAGCTGCAAAAGCTGCTGGTGGCATATGTATTGGTCTACCATTTTCATTTACTTGTACATACGGTGTAAAATATCCAACAGAAGTTTGACCTTGACCTTGTGCAAATGAATATAAAAATGCAGGATTATTTTGTAAATTACCACCATCTTTAATATAAGACACTATTAAATTACCGTCATTGTCAGTAAAACTAGGTGATGATGACTTTTTAAATCTTTTGATAGATGGCATATTTATAAATCCAATTGTTGCAACTCTTTGTCCACATATGTCAACTAGTTGTTGTTTAGAAAATTCTGTTAAACCTAAACCAGTAGAATCAATTAAGTATCTATAGTTAAAAGTATTTTTATTAACAATAGCTTCAAACATTGCTGTATCTTTAGCTAATATATTTAATAATAATGATTGTCTTTCTTCTGTACCATCAGGCATAGCAGACGCTCTAACAATAAAAGGATCTAAACTAATAGCTTTATATGTTGTAACATAATCATCTATTTTTGTAAATCTTTTTGTTTGTAAATCATTATTATAATTTTGTACACTAATTTTAGCGTCTGTAGTAATTTCAACATTATTTCCGGCTTTTTTCTTAGCTATAATTCTTGTAAATGATTTTGGAATCTCTCCTGCTTGTAATGCTGTATAATCTACATAAGCTTCTAAATAATCACCAATTATAATTTCTGAGTAGCGTGAACTATTAACAGCAATTTTATTATCAGCTATAACAGATTCTATTTCTAATGTTTGCTCATATGAGTCTAAATCAGAATAAATATTTAACACTTTATTTAAAGAAATATAAGGTGCTGCTATAGTATATGTTGATAAAAATTCTTTATCTGCATAAAATTCTGCTTTTAAAACATCATTTATCGTATAAATTTTTAAATATATTTTATCAGTATAATTATAAATATCATTTGTTTCTGAAACATTTGTTGTTACTGATTCTAATAATTTGAAAGCAGTTTCACTTGTTAATGTTAAACCAGATACTGACGTTACACCATCAGCAATAACTGTAAATAGTCCTTTATTTACACTATTACCAGGTATCCAGAATTTGTAACCTGATGTAAAATTAGAATCAACATTTGCTGTAGGCATAATTAAATAAGAATAACCATCAGTATGTCTAACAAATCTTATTGTTGAATTTAATACTTTAACATAAAAATAATCTGTTGTATTAATTTTACCATTATAAAAATCTGAATAAAATTTACTATATTTTGAAGCTATACCTGTAGTAGAACTACCAGAGTTTGATGCTGCAATACCTGTAGTACCTATTAAAAATTCATCATCTATACCATAAATCATTATACTATTAGTTGTTAATATATCTGTTAAACTACCATAAATATTAGTATTTAAAGTTAAAGTTATGTACTTATTACCATTAGTTGAAAGACTATTATCTGTCCAATTAAATGCTGTTATAGGTATTTTTACACCATTTTTAATAACAATACAAGCTCTACTATCACTTTTTAATGCAACAAATGCGTCAAATAATTGTTTACTTCTCCAATTTTCTATATCAGTTTTTGTAGGCTGAGCCATAGTAGTAAAATTTAAAGTTAATGTACTACCACTTACAGTATTTGATGTAGTATATGTAATACTAGGGATATTAAATGGTGATACATATCCAGTGCTTGCAACAGCACATGCCACATATTTATTCTTAATACCAGTTGTTGTTGTAACTGTATCTGACATACATGTTACAATATAACCTAATACAATATCAGAATTTAACCATGTTGTTGTATTACTAAATGTATAAGATAACGTATGAGCGTCAGTAGCTAAGTTATTAGACGCTGCTAAACAATTAGAAACATATTTTTTAATTACACCGTTACTACCTAATACATATACAATTTTAAAATAATTATAAGATATTGCTGTAGTTGCTGGTGTACCACTAGTACCTGGTAATGGTAATACTGTTGTATCGCTATATGTTGTTAAATTTAATTTATTATTACCATAAATAGCATATGCATTAGTTGCTGCAAATTCCATAGTCACTGAATTACCGGTATTTGCATCTATAGCTGCTCTATTAGAATTTAATCCTGTAACATAACCTGTTGAATTATATGCTGTTCTTGCATTTTCTCCACTATTTGACGCTATAGATGGTAAACCTAATGAAACAACATTACCCAGTCTATCAATAGAAGACTCTGTATAATTTGTTGTCTCAATTATAGTATTTTTATAAGATAAAAAGTCAATAGATTCTTTAATAAAAGGATTAGTGGGTTTATTTTGATTATACAATAATGTGTGTCCTGATAAATCTACTAAACCGTTAGGTAATTCTGTTTCAAATTTTTCTATATCAAATGCACAAAATAAACCAGTTTTATCAGTGTATTGATTTAATACTGATTCTATAAATATATTTTTATTTGATCTATCTCTAAAAAATGGTATTAATGATACGTCATATTTACCTAATACATTTACAGTTTTTTCATTTAAAAATGAGTCTACTACATTTTTATTTAAACCGTCTGCATTAAAATATTTACTAAATGTTGTATCATTAGCTAAATTTTTATAATTTGACCAGTCACCAGCTATAACAATAACTCTAACTAAATAATCAGATACTAAATCTGTTGGATATAAATATGTAGGTACTTTTGTTTTATCGCCATACCATGACTCTAATGTTTCATTATAACCAGTAATAGGAGATTTAAAAACAAATACTGATATTTTTTTATCAGACATATTAGTAAAATGTAATATTTTATCTAAAGAATTTGTTGTATTTATAAAAGATTCAGTGTCTCTGTACCAAAAACCTGATTTATTAAAGAAATTAGAATATTTTGAATTTAATATACCAGAATTATTAAATTGTGGTGCTAAAGATATTGAAGCATAATTTAATTTATCATCATCAGTAACATTTAATAAAGATAATCCCCAAACTGGTCCTGTTTGTAAAGCTACATCTATAGTTCTATGGAACCATGAATCTTTTATTTCTAATGATCTATCTATTGGACCATAAATATTTGATCTATCACTAGTTGTTTTAATTAATGCCGGTGCGTTAAATCTACCTTTTTTAGAAAAACCTGGCACAAAATTTATAATAGATTCTTGAGCTGGTACTTGTGGTATTACACTATTGTTAACTTCTTCAAGATAAACATCATTTCTTTTGTATTTATTTATATCTAACATATTTTTTAAATGAAGTAGAATTTTTATCTACTTCATTTATATATTAAATTAAAAACATTAAATATTTATTGTTTTATATATTTTTTGAATCTACCCGTATAATTTTTTGCTGTTTTTAATAAACTAGATAATGAATTATTGTAACTTCCTCTATTATTATTTAAAGCGTCAGTTATATAATCTTGTAAAACCTTATCTAAAGTATTAAAAACACGTTCACACATTATTTTCCAATCTTGTGTTTTTAAGAATTGCGCTGCATGAATTGTTGACATAATAATATCATCATGTCCTGATTCTGCTTTATATAAAATATGTCCAGTTTCTTTCTCATGCTTAACAAAATTATTTAATTGATTAAATGTATCAATATCAGTAATTTGTATTTGATTTTTTCTAGTATAATCTTGAAAGTCTTTAATTAATAAATTTTTATTTTGTGCAGTTACTTTAATACCTATTTTAAATTCTTTAGCGTCAGCTCTATGCTTAAATTTACACATAATAAATGATCCATAATTATTATTTCTATTAAATAACATAGGTAATTGATTTGTGAATTCACCACCAAACATATTTGCTTCTAATATAGTTTTCCAGTTATTAGGATTTAATGTATCAAATGCCCAAACATAATATAATTTAGATAATAAAGGCACTGATATTTTATTAAAATTATATCTACCTATTTGTTTTAATTTAAAATAGTCATGTATACCTGTAGGATTTCTTACATTATCTATTTCATCTTTTGTCATTGGCATACATCTTAAATTATTAATAACAGAATCATCACCACCAACACCTTCAGATAAATCTATAGTATGAATTCCATAATATTGTTTTGCTCTTTCTATATTAAAATCTTCTAAATTTTCTGTAAATAAAAACTCTTCATATCCAAATCCTAATTTTTCATCTAATTCTTTTATTTTAATATTATTATAAGGTGTAATTTGACTTTGTACATTCATTAATAATTCGGCGTCTAACATACGTTTAGACCCTACTAAAAAATGTAAATTATATTCTTGGTCAAATGACTCTTTTGATCCAATTAAAGCTGTTTGTTGCTCTTCCCAATTTGTTACAATACTAAAACTAATTAAACTATGACCATTAATTTCTAATGCTCTATAATCTTCTAAAGTTTTATTAGAATCATGTTGTAAAGCATAAAATTCTATTATATTACCATCTTCATCTGCTTCTTCTCTTGCTTCAAAAAATAAATTATTAGTTAATAGGTATTCTTCAAATATATCGCGTGTTATATTAAATGATTCCATTTGTAATTCATTTAAATAAACTTTAGTATCTAAACGCCCTGGTACTTGATACCACATTACTTTTAATGGTTTGTAAGGATTTTTACCTAAAGACCCTTTTGGTAAATTAGCACCTTCCCATAATTTATGGAACATATTAGTTCCATTAGGTGTAGATGTTATAATAATTTTAGAATTTGATATTGAGGATACCGTTGGTATAATACTTCTATAATATGGTTCTATAATATTTTTTGGTACGTGAGCAAACTCATCCATATATAAAAAATCAATAGTAAAACCAATTGACGGTTCTTTAGTTCTTGCTTCAGATTTAATACGACAACCATTATCAAATGCTAAAGTTCTATTAGACCAATTTATTATACCAGCTTTTAAAAAATATGGTAGCTGTTTATAAATATTTTTAATTTTATCAATAATCTCAATTACTGTTGATGCTTTATTTGCTGCTATCATAGTACCTTTATCAACATTAAACATATTATAATGTAATATAGTTATAGCTGCTGATATAGTATTATGGCTTAAAATATCATTTGTATAATATCTATCATATGGACTATCTACAGTAAAATCTACCATAGAATTTTTAATATTATAATTTTCTTTTATTATAACTTTTTCTAATCCATTTTTAGTTTGTATATATTCACCGATTTTAATATTTTGTACATAATCAAATTCTAAATCACTTAAAAAAATTAAATGATTATCAGCACAATATAATTCTTTACCATATTCTGTTTTTATATAATGTATTCTATATGGTTGAGTTTCGTTAATTTCTTCTATTTTAATCCAACCTTCTGGTGAATCAACATATACATCTTTATCTTTTAAAAATGTAATATTTCTAACTTTTTTTAATGGTTCATTTTCATCAAAATTGTTATTTTTAAATTCTTTTTTCTCTATTAATTCTATTAATTTAAATAATAGAATTTTTATATTATTTTTTAATTGTTGTATCATATATCATTTTCATTTGTCCGCAGTCATATATTTTATTGTAACCTAGCTCTGACATTATTTGTGTTTCTGGTTTATTTTTATCATATCCTTTTTTTATTAATATATCTTTTCTAAAGTTATATCGATGATGCCTTTTAAAAATATTATTAATTATATAGCTATATCCAGGTATAGAATTTGATATGTGTTTAAATCCAGCTTTTAAATAACCATTACCATTAAATATAGATTTATCCATATATGATATAATTTTAGTATTGTTTGTATCTTTTAAAAAAGCACTAATTATTTTACTTAAACCACCAATAACATTAATATCAAATTTTGTACAAAATCTAATTAATTCTGGTATATTATTTTTGTTATTAATAAATGGACTACTATTGTCTTTAAAAGATGCCATTGTAATTAATTCATTATTATGATATAATCCATAATAATATTTAGAATTTCTATGTTGTTGTATATGATAATTATTAAAAAAAATTTTAGCTATATCTTTATCAACTAATTTAACAGTACATTTACGAGCAAAAATTTTTTTACTGTTTAAAGATAATGCGTTTTTGATAATATTTTTAATAATAATATTTTTATTAATCCAGTCATCTTCCCATATATGTATTAATCTTATATTTTTTTCGGCACATTTATTAGTTTTATTTAAATGATAATTTTTATTTTTATACAAATCACTATGCCAATATAAGCCATTATATTCTATGGCTATTTTGTACTCTGGTAAATAAATATCTAGTTCTAATCCTTTTATTATTTTTCTACTATTAGTTATAATTTCAATATTACTATTTAAACTTTTAATATAATTTACAATATTAACTTCTGCGTTAGTTTTATATAATGGTACACAATGATAACATGGTGTGTTATTTTTAGCTATTCTTGAAGACATAGTTATATTATTTAATATGAATATATTATTACATATATTACATTCAATATTATAACTACCATCAATATTAGATGATAAATATTTACCTATATTTAAATTACTTATTTTATCTATATATCTATCTTTAAATATTTTCGATAAATGTGTTTTACATTTATCAGTTTTAGTATAAGTAAACTCACCATATTTTTGTATATTAGTATTTATAACCTTATTCATAATTTCTTTATTCTGAATAGGTCTTTTGACTCCATATTTTTTAATATTAGTTTCTTCTGTTTTTATATTTTTACACTTATTACATGATTTTTTACCATTACTATTTAAAGATTTTGTATAAGCAGCATATGTTATATCAGATATATCTTCACAATAATCACATTTTTGCGTTATTATTACTTTACTATTTGTTTTTAAATCAGTTACTTTTACTTTTATAGTATCTTTACTATTACATTTATAACCTAATTCTCTAAAATATTTCAATAATCTATTTACTACTAATATTTCAACTTCATTTACTACTATCATATACTATATAATACAAATAAATCGCTATAAAGTTTTAAATAATAAAATTCTTATGTTACAGTAATTAAAAATAACATAAGAATTTTATATTAGTTTCTTAAATATGTTTGTAATCCATCAAATGTCTTATAATCTTTATTATTTTCTAAACACTTATATGATCCATCATCTTTTTCAGTATATCTTTTATATTCATATACTATCATTTGATGGTATCGTGTTAATTTTCCACAATAACCAATAAATACTATATTTTAAATAATCATAAATAGTTTTATTTTCTTTATACATAAATAATAATTTAAACACTGGTAATTCTGTTTCTATACCATTAATTTTATATAAACATTTAGTAATCAAGTACTTACATTTACCCGTTTGCCTACTAGCCATTAATATAGACCTATTACCACTCATTAAGTCTAGTATATCATATTGATAATCTCTTAGTTTTATTTTTTTAATTTTACCGTCTTCTGATTTTATTTTACAATGTTTTTCTGCAAAATAATAAATATCAGTTGCACATTTATAATATTCATATTGTTCTTCTTCTGTCCAACCCCATTTAATATTTGGTCTTTTTAAACCTGGTTGATTTTTAAACCACGGTTTTTCATGATTTTTTAAGGGTATACTATTATTTATTTTTTCAAAAACAGTATCTAAAGTTTGTTGTGTAAATACAAATCTTTTTTCTTCTTCTTTGCGTTTTCTTGTAATTTTTGGCATATTCTATATATGGAGCATGATATTTCCTTATAAATATAACAATGAACGATATACATAAAAATAGTTTAAATGAATTAATGCAAATGATGGACAATGAAAATTTTGATCCAAAAGATTATTTAGTTAATCCATCAACAACAGAATTACCACCTGTTGGTAAAGCTAAACCATTAGTTGATAAACAAGAAGAACAAGATAATATAAATGACGCTGCATTTGAGATTATAGAATCTATTGTTAGAAATTATGTAATTTCTGAAAAATGGTATAATGGTGATAAAGTACAAACAATTATTAGACAACAATCTAATCAATTAGCTGAACTACAATTTTTAATAAATTCATGTAAAGAAACATTAGTTACACTACAAGAGTCATTAGACTCTGGTGATATTAATACCGAAATATTTAAAGCTAAAAAAGATTATATTATAGAAATGAGGAATTCTATAAATGAAAGATCTAAGCATATTTCTGAAGTTGAAAAATATTGGGTAGCACAAGCTGCTAAATATGAAGTTGAAAACACTAAAGAAAGCCAAGAGCTTGCTGCTGATATTAGTGATAATAAAAATACTGATAATTCTGAAGAAAAATCTGAAGATAAAATAGAAATTATGTCTAATATAGATATGATTAATAAAATAGAATTTTTTGCATTAAGAAAAGCTGAAGAAGATGCTTTAAAGAGAAAAGAAGCTGAAAAAATAAAGAGAGATCAATCTAATATTGATAATCAAAAAAGAATAGACGCACAAAAAGAAATTGATGATAATAAAAAAAGCTCTGAAAGTTAATTCAGAGCTTTTTATTTAAATAATATTTTCAGCTAAATGTTTATCAAAAAAGAAAAAGAGTTCTTTATTATTTTTAATAACATCATTTAATAAATGTTTATTATTTTTATAAGCAGTATAATCTTCATCATCTAAAAAAGAAAACATCATCCATTGTTCACCATCATTTTGTATAGGAATTAATTTTAGCCATCCAAATAAATGTTCCCATTCATCACCTACTGTTAATGCATTAGTAACTACTTTATGTCTTACATAATTAAATAAAGCTATAACTGGATTTTTATCTTCTATCATATGTTCAGCAACTTGAACATGACATTTTAAATAATTTAAACTTCTATTTAATTTGTCGTGCGTTTTACATAATTTATTAATAAAAGCTAAATTACCTAATATAGATTCTTCACGCAAATTAATATCTTTTATTGCTTTATAAAACAAATTTATTTCTGATGCTGATAAATTATCTTCAATATTAGAAATATAATCGGCATAATCGGTTGTAGCTGCTACCATAGCATTATCACCAATTGTTCTATTACTGTTTTCTTTTGTTATACCATATAAGGTACTATTTTTTATTTTATTCATATTTTTATTCAGTAGGATCATAAACGGGTTTTTCTTCTTTATTAAATTTATCAATAGATTCTAATTCAATAACTTTATTTTTAGCGTCTTGTAATGTAGAAAATTCGTGTAATTCTTTCCAAAAAATAAATAAAACTTTTTTAGAAACTTTATAATAATTTGAATTATTATTATTGTATTCAATTTTATATTTACGTTTAGCCATTCAATTTAGGTATTAAATTACTTAACATTTCTTTACCTAAATCTTCATTAAATAATGGTGCTGGATTTGATACCCATTTATTTCTAATTACACCGTTAGTATTTGTTTCTTGTTTATAAATTAATCTACCTTGTGTAAATCCTTTATTTAAAAGATAAAAATCAATACCTTTTTCTTCTAAACATTTTTTAACAACTTCATCAGTATTCATTTTATGTAATTGTTTATCAGAAAACAGAGAGTAACCTAATGATTGCTTAGCATTTTTAATAGCGTCACGCTGTCTCCATAAAAAATTGTTAATTGCTTCATTTCTATCAGAAACTGTCCAAAATCTAGAATCAAATTTTGCTATTTTATTAAAACCTTGTTCTAAACGTTTAGCATAAAAATTAACAGTAGCTGTTGACGCTGATATTGATACTAATTTTTGTAAATTATTATCAAACCATGCTTCTGTTTGATACTCGTCAAAATCTGTTAAAATTAAAGATATTTCATCTGATTGTACATAAGCTGCTTTACAACCCATTGCTTCTTTACATACTGCAATAGCTGCTGTATCCATAGCTTCCATAAAATCTTCATCATAAGGTTTTTTTAATCCTTTACAATACCCACTAAAATTTTTTCCGTCAATTCTAGCTAGTGTATAAGTTTTGCTTGGAAGATATATTCTTGATATATCTTCATGTTTCTTCATTCTTTCTGATAATGTGTATTGTTTCATTTTATATTTTTATTGTTTTAGGATTATGGCTTCCCATATTTATATGTTCTTTTATATGACAATTTCTACATAATGTAATTCCATTTAATAAATTTATATCTAAAATTATATCTTGCTTTATTAAACATAAATATAAATTATCATCATTATTAATATCAATAACATTTTTAAAATCATTTTTAAAATTATCAATTATATTTTTAATTGGTATTATATGATGAGCTTCTATTTTATTTTTTGATTCACATTTAACACATTTAAAATTATCTCTTATATACACTTTTTTGTACCATCCGTTTCTATATTGAAAATCTTTAACTCGTCTTGTTAAAGTATTTACACCACCTTTCCATGCTGTAGCATTTTCTCCTATTTTACCAGTTCGTGTAATAGACATTTTTTTCTTTGTTGTAATCGTATGTTTTTTACCAAACATGGGATTATTTTCACCTTTTATCGATGGTTTATTTTGTATAGCTATTATGTAATTTTCATTAGTTTTTATTTTTTCACCGTGTTCTTTTTTCTTTTCATTAGACCAAAATGCTTTAGTATTTTGAGGCCTTTTAGTCGCTCCAATTAAACTAGAACATTTCTTACATAAATCTTTTTTAAATTTTTCTATAGATTTTTTTCTATTTTTTATAGTTCTATTAAATTTTTTATTACAATTGTCACAAATTATTTCTATTTTTGTCGTAATTTTAAGATTACAAATATTTAATTCAATCATTTTTAATTTTTACTTTTATATATTAAAAATAATTCAATCTGCCAAACAATACTATTATATTGTTTCATTTTTATATTTTTAATTAATCACCATAAAAAAATTCGTGGATTGCCATTGCTGCGTTTAAATGATAATCATCAAAAAAATCGGCGTCTATAAACAATTTACTCATTTCATCATAAATTTGACACTGATGTATAGCAGCTGAAACACTATATCCATTTTTTCTATTTTAGCAAACCAATTTTCTAATTGATCTAACGGATATTTTTCTAATAATTCTTTATGACTAGGTACAGGTGACATTATATTTTATTTTTATTTTTTTTAGATACTATTTTTATATTAGACACATCTGTATTATCTTCATTACCATCTATAAATTTAATACAATATCCTTTAGGTATTTTACCAACATTTTGTTCATAATTGTATACTGCATAATTTTTCCAACCATCTACAGTTTTTATCATTTTAGTAGGTTTGCCTTTAAAATACATAGTTGATACTGTATTAATAGCAAAATCTGGTCTTAACTTATTACCTTTTTTAAATTGACCAATATTATCAGTGTTTTCACGTACTAATCCTAATCGCTTAATTTTCATAGCAATAGCAGCAGGTTTTCTATTTAACTGACTAGCTAAAAGTTGATTTGAACGCTTATTGAAATTTTCTTTTAAATAGTCAATTTCAAATTGTTCCCATGTCCATTTTTCTGTTTTTTTATTATACATATTAAATTTTATTAGTATTGATTTTTAATCTCCATTCTTCGTAAGGTATTACAACATCTGGTTGAACTGTTTTAAAATTCCAATTAGGTTTTTTATTTTTAGGTAATTCAACATTACACTCTTTTAAACCTTTTTTAATTAAACATAAATGTGCAACTTGTTCTGTGCTTAATTTTAGATTTCTAAAATTAATAGTGTCTTTCACATTTTTACGTAAATTTTTTAATAAATCATAATAATTATTAATTTTAATATTATTAGTTATTTCATAAAAATCAGCTAATTCTGTTTCATTACTTAATACAGTTTTTAACGCTTCTTTTTTAGGTTTAAATGTAATTTCGTTTTTTTCTTTATTATATTCTCTATCACGTTTCTTATAACTTAAATTTATACTACAAAACATTCTCTTAATAGCGTGTGTTTGTCGATTAATTGGAGTTATAATCACATAATATGATTGTGTAAAAAAACCTTTAAAAGTAGCAATATTTAATCCTACCCAAGTAATTAATAATAAAATTATTAAGCCGATTGTAATTAATGTTATATTCATGATACAAAGATAATAAAAGTTACGGTAATAAAAAATAAACAGCTATAAAATCAGTTATTTATTTCGTTTAATTGTTGTTTTTTTATAAACTTATCATTTTTAATAAACTTATATCTAGAATCCCAATCATCATATCTACCTGCTATAGATTTATATTTATAATATTTTTGCCATAAATTATTAGTTTCAATAATAGATTTAAGTTCACCTAATCTACTAGCAATATCAGGATCCATAATATATGCGTGTGTAACCCAATGTGATTTAATAACATATTTTAACATGTTATTATATTTCCAAACATAAACCCATTTACCTGTACTTATATTGTTTTTATATTTAAAAAAATTAATATTATTATAATGAAATTGTAATTCAAAAAATTTATGTAAATAAGATGGTACTTTTAATTCAAAAACTTCTTTATCAATAGGTTTAGGATATAATTCTTTTTTTACTGTTTTTTTAGTTTTATAATCTTTATAAGTAAATTCTTTATTTCTAGACCAATCTTTATTATTACAATAATTTAAAGCTTCTTGTATTCTATTAGAATCATCTCTATTAATAGTTTCTTGTGTTAAAGCTAATGCTCTATCGTAACCTCTTTTATAAGGTACAATTTCAACCATATTTCTCTTATTATTTCTTAATTCAAAATATTCTGTAAATAATTTATTTGTTTTTATTTTATCTTTTTTAATGAATAGTTTGCGTTCATATTTCTTAGATAATGTTTTCATAGTGCAAATATATATATATTCCCGTAAAATAAAAAATGTTAAAAAAATATAAAATACCTATTTCATTAAAAAATATATTAGATAATGATATATTAATAGATGATAACGTAACATTACAGAAATATAAAATTATTGATATGCTTGTTTTCATTGCAATGAAATGTGGTAGAAAAGATAAAACCAATAAAAAATGGGGTTATGTACCATTTATTGCAACACAATTAAAAGAAAGATATGGTAAAAATTATAAAAACTATATTAATTTTTTAATAACAAATAAATATTTAGAATGCTCTGACTCTTATAGCCGTGGAATATATTCTTTAAAATATAGAATTACTGTTAAATATATAGAAGATGATTTTGTTGATTATATTGTTAAATATAAAACACTTAAGCCAATTAAATTTAACATAGATAATAATACTATAAATGTTGAAGAATATTCAAATCTGTATAATGATATATTTAGATTTAGTATTAATAAACACGCTATGGAATGGATTGATAATAGTGAATTGTATCCTAGTCAAAAATCACATAGCTATGCTGTTTTACAAAGTATTGAAAATAATAATTTATATTTTCATATAGATGATCATAGAAGATTACACACAAACTTAACAACATTAAAAAGTCATATTAGAAAAAATTATTTATTAGCTGATGGCCTAAAAACTATAGAAGTTGATATAAAAAATTCACAACCAGCAGTTTTAGGTAAGTTAATGTTAAAAGATGGAATAAAAAATTCTATGTTTATAGATGATACTGTAAATGGTAATGTATATGAAAGAATAATGCTACATATGAAAAAACCTGATAGAAAAAAAGCTAAAATAATAACTTATAAAGCAATGTTTGGTAATGGTTTAAGTAAACGTGTAAACAATATATTTAATAAAATATATCCAGAAACGTTTGAATGGTTACAAAATAAAAGAAAAGAATTAGGTGATTATAAAGAAGTATCACATTTAATACAAACTAAAGAAGCAGAATTTATATTTGATATATTATTACCAATTTTAAGGAATAAATATCCAAATTATCCATTTGCTACTATACATGACTCTGTTATTACTATAGATTCTATTAATAATAAAGATATTGAAAATATTGCGTTAAATTTATTTAAAAACTTTTTAATATAAACTTTTAATATTATTATAATAATTAAAGCTAATAAAATATCATAAGAAAATATAAAATATTAATAAATTTAATAATATTTAACAGAAT